GATAATGATGCTAGTTCAACCATCACTCCTTACGGGGGATGGTTTGGTCATTATGTAGATCTTGATGATACAAAAAAACGTGATGAGATTAATCTCATTCGTCGTTATAGAGAAATGGCACTTAACCCAGAAGTGGACAGTGCCATTGAAGATGTAACAAACGAAGCAATTGTTACTGATAAAGATGACAGTCCGGTAGAATTAGAACTGTCAAATTTAGAAGTATCCGAGTCCATCAAAAATAGAATGAGAGATGAGTTTGATGAGGTCAAACGTCTCTTAGATTTCGATAAATCTGCACATCAAATTTTTAGACGTTGGTACGTCGATGGCAGATTATTCTACCATAAGGTTATTGATTTAGAAGATCCGTCAAAAGGTTTACTAGAATTACGTTATATTGATCCTCTTAAGATTAAGAAAGTACGTCTGATAGAAAAACCAGCAGTAGACGCAGATCAATTTCACAAATACGATTACGGTAAAGTTACAGAATTTTTTGTATACAATGCCAAGGGCGTAAACAATACCAACCAAGGAATTAAAATTGCAAAAGATGCTGTCACCTACGTAGCATCTGGTATTGTAGATCAGGGAAAAAATATGACCCTGAGTTATTTACATAAAGCAATCAAGTTTCTTAATCAATTAAGAATGCTTGAAGATAGCATTGTTATCTACAGATTGTCCCGTGCTCCTGAGCGTAGAATTTTTTACATTGATGTTGGCAATCTACCCAAGATCAAAGCAGAGCAATATCTTCGTGATGTAATGTCTCGTTATCGTAACAAAATGGTTTACGATGCAAGCACTGGTGAGATTCGTGATGACAAAAAGCATATGAGTATGCTTGAGGATTTCTGGTTACCTCGTCGTGAAGGTGGTCGTGGTACTGAAATTACTACACTGCCTGGTGGACAAAACCTTGGAGAACTGACTGACATTAAGTATTTCCAAACTCAACTCTATAAGGCACTCAACGTTCCTGCGTCTAGATTAGAAAGTGATAAGTCATTTGATCTTGGTAAATCAGAAGAGATTAATAGAGACGAAATTAAATTTACAAAATTTGTAGGTCGTCTTCGTAAGAAGTTCTCTGATCTCCTACATGATCTTCTCAAAACTCAACTCATCTTAAAGGGTGTAATTACAGTTGAAGATTGGGAAGATATGAAAGAGCACATTCAGTATGATTATCTTTATGATAATCAATTTGCTGAACTTGCAAATCTTGAATTGTTGGAGAAAAAAATGGAAGTTCTTGACAAAGTAGATCTCTATGTTGGCAAGTACTTCTCGCAAGATTATGTTATGCGTCAACTCTTGCACTTCACTGAACAAGAAATTGAGGAAATGCAAAATCAAATAAATAATGAAATCAAGTCAGGACAAGTAATTGATCCACTTGATACAGTTGCTCAAGATAAGCAAACTGCAGAACTGGACATGGAAACTCAAAAGGTTAACTTGGACAATTTGAAAAACCCTCCTGCCCCGTCAGGAAACTCAAACACTAAATAATACGAGGTTAAATTATGGAACCTACTAAAATTGTTGATATGATTATGAAGGATCAACTTGCTGATGCTTCTGATGCTGTGAAAGATATGATTATGAACAAGGCGGCATCTATTCTTACTCTTGAAAAAGAGAAGGTAGGTGCAGACATGTTCAACTATTCAGAAAACGAACCCGAACAGACCGAAGATGAAACTGATAACGGAACAGATTGATGCAGTAGAATTTCTTATCGAAGAAAGTGGATCTAAAAAGAACCACTTCATCGAAGGAGTTTTTCTACAAGCAGATATTAAAAATAGAAATAACAGAGTTTATTCGATGGACGTTCTTGAGAAAGAAGTCGGTCGTTACTCTGAATCATATATTTCTAAGGATCGTGCTCTCGGTGAACTCGGACATCCTGAGGGACCCACAGTTAATTTAGATCGCGTATCTCATAAAATTATTTCACTTCAAAAAGAAGGACATAATTTTATTGGAAAAGCAAAAATTCTTGACACCCCTATGGGTAAAATTGCCAAGAATCTAATTGACGAAGGAGTTAAGTTAGGTGTTTCATCCCGTGGGATTGGATCAATTACTGAAAAAAATGGTGCATCATATGTCCGTAATGACTTCATGCTTGCCACTGCTGCTGATATTGTAGCAGACCCTTCTGCTCCTGATGCTTTCGTTGAAGGTATCATGGAAGGTAAAGAATGGGTATGGAATAATGGAATTCTTACTGAACGATACATCAGTTCAATTAAAAAACAATTGGACTCCGCAACTTTATACAATATTCAAGAGCGCAAGGTTTCCGCGTTTGAGCAATTCTTAAAAGGATTGTAATGTATAAATAAACTATAGCACAACTTTAAAGATTATATTAAGGAGAAATAGCACATGTCAGCATCAGTTGACCAGAAATTTGAAACCTTCGCAGAAGAAACTCTTGAGGAGAAAGCACCAACTGATGGTGCTGGAAAGGCAGATGGCATGGTAGCTGCTACTATCCCTGCTCCTCAAGACACTGCTAAGGACAATCTGGGTGGTCCTACCAACCAGAACTACAAGCAGGATGATAACTCATCTAAGATTGATAACAAGGGCACATCTAAAGTTAGCGATGGTCACGTCACCAAATCCGCTAAACCTGGTGATTCTGCCCCTGCTAAACTCAAGGAAGAAGAGGAGTCAACCGAAGAAGTAGTTGCTGAAACTACTGAAGTCGAAGCAGAGTTCAGTGTTGAAGAGGATGTTAATGCTCTGATCGCTGGCGAAGAACTTTCCGAAGAGTTCAAAGAAAAGACCAGAACAATCTTTGAAGCAGCAGTCAAGTCAAAACTTGCTGAAGAAACTAAGAAGATTGAAGAGTCATTCGAGGTACGTCTTACTGAGCAAGTCGAAACCGTTAAGTCGGAACTTGCTGAGAAAATGGACAAGTTCCTCAACTATGTTGCCGAAGAGTGGAAGAAAGAGAATCAAATCGAACTCCACAACGGCATCAAAATTGAAATGGCAGATTCCCTGATGAAGGGTATGATGTCACTTTTTGAAGAAAATCATGTACAACTCCCTGAAGAAAAATATGATGTTATGCAAGAGATGACAGACAAACTTGATGAAATGGAAGCAAAGCTCAATGAGCAAATTGAAACCAATATGTCACTCAACGGTACAGTAAACTCTTTTGTTAAAGAGTCCATTGTTACCGAAGTTTCCAAAGGTCTTGCCGACACTCAAGCAGAGAAGTTCGCTTCCCTTGCTGAAGGTGTTGACTTTGAATCTGAGGAGTCCTTCAAGTCAAAACTCGAAACCATTAAGGAAAACTATTTCCCTAAGGCAAAGGTAGAACTTAAGGAAGACATTGCAACTGGTGAAGTTGCATCCCCTGTAGAGGGTTCGATGTCTGCGTATGTCAACGCAATCTCCCGCTACGGGAATTAATTAAATTTTAACCACTTACTTTTAAATCGGAGAAAACAAAAATGTTAGGCATGTCCCAACACCTCCAGGAAAAGTGGGCACCTGTTCTTGACCATGGCGATCTTCCTGCAATCGAAGATAACTACAAGAAAGCTGTCACTTCTATCCTGCTTGAAAACCAAGAGCGTGTAATTCGCGAAGAGCGTCAGATCCTGTCTGAAGCAATTCCTACGATGAGCACCGGTTCTAACGCTTCTGCTGGTGCAGGCGTTGGTGCTTCTGGTTTCAGTTCTGGCGCTACTGCTGCTGGTCCTGTTGCTGGTTTCGACCCCGTTCTGATCTCATTGATCAGACGTGCAATGCCCAACTTGGTCGCATATGACCTTGCTGGCGTTCAACCAATGTCTGGTCCTACCGGACTCATCTTCGCAATGCGTGCGAAGTATGATGGTCAAGCAGTTGCTAACGACGAGACCTTCTTTAACGAAGTTAAAACTGGTCAGTCCGGTGCTGCTGGTACTAACCCTGCTACATCACTTTCAGTTTCAGGCGACAACCCTGCTGTACTTAATGACGCTGGTGGCGGTCAAGGTCAGTATGGCGTTGACGTTGCCATGGGCACCGAAGTTTCGGAAGGTCTTGACAGCGACGGTTCTACCCCTGACTTCCGTCAGATGGGTTTCTCAATCGAGAAGATTGCCGTTACTGCTAAGTCACGTGCTCTGAAGGCAGATTACAGCATCGAACTTGCACAAGACCTTCGTGCTATTCATGGTCTTGACGCTGAGTCGGAACTGGCAAACATCCTGTCTTCTGAGATTCTTGCAGAGATCAACCGTGAGGTTGTTCGTACCATCTATAAGTCCGCTAAGTCCGGTGCTCAGTTTGACACCGCTACCGCTGGTACTTTCGACCTGGACGTTGACTCCAATGGTCGTTGGTCTGTTGAGAAGTTCAAAGGACTTCTGTTCCAAATCGAGCGTGATGCAAACGCAATTGCACGCGAAACTCGTCGTGGAAAGGGCAACATGATCATGTGCTCTGCTGACGTTGCTTCGGCACTGGCAATGGCAGGTGTACTTGATTATGCTCCTGCTCTTGAGGGTAACAACCGTCTTGCAGTTGACGAAACTGGTAACACCTTCGCTGGTGTTCTTAACGGTCGCTATCGCGTCTACATCGATCCTTATGCAACCATCACCCGTGGTGGTTCAGCAGGTTCAGGTCAGTCCGGTAACCAGTACTACGTCATCGGTTATAAGGGTACTTCACCTTATGACGCTGGCATGTTCTACTGCCCTTATGTACCTCTCCAGATGGTACGTAGCGTCGGTCAGGATGACTTCCAGCCACGTATCGGGTTCAAGACCCGTTATGGCATGGTCCTCAACCCCTTCGCAAAAGGCGAGGCAGCACTGTCCGACAGCAACCCCCTTGCTGCTGGCAACATCGGCACCAATGCATACTACAGAAGAGTTTCTGTTGCAAACCTTATGTGATCCATCAGGATACACAAACACTGGACCCTTCGGGGTCCTTTTTTTATGCCTATAAATAATAGTGTGAAGGACCCAGCAAATGACCCTCTGTAACGAAAACTTTCTATCACCATCAGGTTTTAGATTAGACATCCCAGGTTTTAAAAGTATTGGATTTCAATGTACCAATGCTAATGTTCCTGGCATTAGTATGAATGGTCCAACTCAAGCAACACCATACAATGACTTCCAACTTGCGGGTGATAAATTAAATTATGAATCACTTGTATTAACTTTTTTAATTGATGAAGATTGTCTTAACTATTCTTTAATTCATAACTGGATGGTTGGTATTACTTACCCACAAAAATCTGATCAGTGGTATGAGTTTGCTGAACAAATGAGAGATAAAGATTTTGAAAATTCTTCTCAGTTAGATCAGATAGATCTATACTTAAATATCTTGAGCAGTAATTTTAATACTGCATTTAAATTGCATTTCTATGATGCATTTCCTGTAAGGTTAAATTCATTAGAGTTTAATACTGAC